GTGGTTTCGTTTAGAATAGGCTTAACAATAGTTGTTACCCATATCCAAACAAAGTAGACGATATATCCCATGCTACTTGATGCGATGATGGGGAAACCATATTGGTTAATGTATTTAGCAAGTGCGTCAATATCCATCAGTCAGTTCGCTCCTCTTGTGGATTTTTAAACCGTGCCACTTTCTCTTTCTCAATAGGCATATCGAGTGCTTCAGTCATCAGTACATCTATCTTGATGATATCCTGTGACATAGCCGTCACTCGTCTATCAAGTTGCTTGATAATGCCGATAAGGCTTTTGATCTTCTCAAGCACACTATCAAGCAGGAACTTGATAGTGAGGAATACAAAGTACATACCGACGCAGGCAGCGGCTATAGGAAATCCGACATCAGTAACGAATTGCAAGAATTCCATCAGCGATTACCAAGCCACCATGTTAAGAATGAGAATACCGCTCCAATCGTAAATACCACGCCACCGATAAAGCCTTTGTATTTAGTCTGTTCATTCTTCATTTCTTCAAGAGTAGCGATTATGGCATCGAGTTTTTTACCTCGATCGTCAAACACTTCTTCAAGCGCGTCCATGCGCTGTTCTACTTTAGCAAGACGGCATTTTTCATCAGGCATTGTCTTATCCTATTTATCAATTTGATTAACTTTTTCCCAGTAACCGTCATTTCTAGCACTGGCTGATTCAGGGTCGTGTTGTTCACCGTAAATGTCTTCAATAACTTCTCCATCTAGGTTTCTTAAAGCATAGACACAGTAGTAAACCGTGCCGTCTTCAACTGCTGTAATCTTGTGTTGATGTTCTTTACGGATAACGATAAAGGTAGGTGCTGTAAATTCTTTAGGCTCATGCCCTTCAATTTCAACCGATACTTTACCCGATACAAGCAGTGTTACATGGTCAAATTTATGTTCATGCCCACCATGCGTTTCACCAGCAAGCTCTAGGACGTTCTGTTTAACCCAGATATTGCCAAAGTAACCTAACTCAAAAGTCTTCATGGTAATTGAACTACTTGCGTTTGTTCGACCCAAGATACTGACGGTTCGTCCCAGTAGTAGCTTTTATCATCTTGCGGATAAGGTGCGGGTGGTTGCCATGACATTGTATCAATATCACCTACCCAAGAAGGATAAGGCTTTCTAAGATTAAATTCTTGTAGTTTTTCAGATTCAAATTCAGTTTGAGTTAGTGTTTTGATAACACCTACAAGTGCTGTATCTGCATCATCGTCACACGTTCCCCAGATTAATGGTGGCTTAGTTAGTGAGCCGTCTGGGTTTGATGCAATAGGAAAATCTGATTCATTTTGAAAAATAAATTGAAACCCTTTTACATTTGGGATTGCGGGTCCAGTTCGCATTGGTGCATCTGTGCAAAGAACTTTAGTGTCTGCGTCAATGTTTGTTAATTGTATGTACATAATTTTTCCTATTTCTAATTACCATTTTAGTTAGTTTACCATTAAACCATGCACCAACTATACCTAATTTTTTAGCTAATTTTAACCTTTCTTTATATGAATTAGTATGCCTAAGCATACCGAAATAACTATTCACTGTCGGGTATAATTCTGCTAAATCCGTTTTATTTTTTATTTTTTGATAACAATTTTGGATAGTGCTGCGCCTAACATAACAGCAATAAGGTTTTATAATAAAACCAACAAAATTAACCCCGTTTTCAATTTTGTTTATTTCTTTTTTATTAGGGTGAAACTGTATTCCTAATTTTTCAAAAATAAACGTATTCATTTTAACGTAATCGGTATGTAATTTATGCGCATCAGAATCAATTGCAACAATATCGTCAACATATCTAGCATAATACTTTATTTTTAAAACGTGTTTTGCGTATTGGTCAAGCTCATTAAGATAAACATTAGCAAAAAACTGACTGGATAAATTCCCTATAGGTAATCCTAAATCGTGGTTTGTTCGCAAAAGGCTTTTATGTTGTGGAACTTTTTGAAGTAACCATTTACTGCTTTTTATAAGTACATTTTTCTTATGGTCGTTATATAAAACAATTTTAGTTAAATCCAACCACCAAGTATCAATTATTTTCTTTTCTAGTAGTGCGCCCAATATATCTTTGTTAATAGACACAAAAAAGTTTGCAACATCAGCTTTCATATAAAATGCAGGGATTGTGCTATTTAATGACGCTGATTTCATAAAATGTTGAACTCGTTTTGCTGCTTTTAATGTCCCCTTTTCGGGAATACACGCATAAGTATCATAAATAAATGAATTATAAAATAGTTGTGAATATCGGTTATAAATAACATGATGAACAATACGGTCACGAAAATTAGCTGCCCAAACTTCTCTTGCTTTAGGTTTAGTAACAACAAAACATATTGACCGTTGAGGGACATATCTATTTTCAATCAATTCGTAATACAACTCCATTAAATTTCGCTCTAAGTTTTCTTCAAACAACAACGCATTCCATGTATTTCGTTTTGCTTTTCGGCAATCGTAATACGCTTTAAAAAGTTCCGAAACAGTCAAATCGCTATTCATATTTTAAACGTTATATCCGAACAGCTCTGACATAGTTACTATTGTTCTTATTGTTGTTGTTCTGATTTCCATTATTGAAGTTCTGTTTCCATGCGTTGTTAGAATTGTTCTCAGTAGAAGACCAATAGTTGTCAGAGGCAAACGCAATATCATACACTCACACGACACTTAATCGAATTTTCAACTAAGCGACTGACTTTCGCCCTTTCGTTACAAGTAACGGGTATGACCCGAGATAACAAGAACACTAGATATTGCCGTAACATTATCTACTCTGTCTTTGTTTGATTATATGAATGACTTGACCAACCCTGTGCTTGTTTTGCAATAGAGTCTGTTAAAACGACTATTTCGGAAAAACTGTCGATATTAATTAAGTGCATATCTTTTGATAATCTAAGTAGCAAATCAACTACTTGCACTCGTTCTAAAATACCTTGTATATATTCCTGTTTCTTTGATGCTGAATTGGCTTTATAGATATAAACAACAAGCTCAATACATTCGTTTAACAATTTTTCACCTAAAGAATATTTGAAATCTTTTGGGAATTCTTTTGTTTTTCTAACTATTAACTCAAGTAAATTATACGTTGTTTTATAGATAGGTAAATGTTTGTATTGAGCCATAAAAGCCTTTTAAATAATTGAATGATTAAAGGATTAACGCTGTTTACACAGCGATTCTCCGAACAGCTCTGACATAGTTACTACCGTTCTTATTGGAGTTGAGCTGATTTCCATTAGTGAAGAACTGTATCCATGCGTAGTTAGAAATGTTCTCAGTAGAAGACCAATAGTTGGCAGAGGCAAACGCATCCGTTTCACCAGTTCTAAACCCAATTCCCGCACTGGTTTGAGCAGGCGAGCCGCTAGTGTAGTTGGTGCTTATTGGTTCTGGCGATACCGCATTGGCGTTTGAGCCACTACCTGTGTTATTAGCAGTTGTCGTAGGTTTTAAATTGTAATACAGCACTTCAAGCTCGTTTTTAGCGGGTAGATACCAATCGCTATAACCACCTATCGTGAGTCCCTCAGCAAATACAGCGGCTTGGTAGGCTGCACCGAGTGCGGCTAATGAAGCGGAATTAGTAGGACCATCTATAACTGACGTAATTCCAGTTGTTACGCCATACGTTCCCCATGTTTTACCGGACGCTTCACCAGTTGCTTTAGGGGCGACAATTAAGTAATACTCCGTACCAGAAACGTTGATTTTACCAGCATAGAATCCGCCACCGTAGGCTTGTCCAATAGTTGAAGGAGGAGGAGTTACATAAGTCGCTCCGCTTACCAACCATTCTGTTGATGTTACTTTAATAAGGTCAGCCTTATTACCTGCAATAACTGACGTAACTCCGGTAGTCCCTGTGGTAATAAGTCGTAACGTATCGGTAGAAGTTAGTGTGATAGTACCTGCACCGTACTGATTGATAACTGTTAGCTCAGTCCCTATCGGGTAAGCTACCGAACTATTTGCAGGGATTGTGAATGTGCGAGCAGTGGTATCAGAACTTGGATGAAATATCTGTTTTCCAGCGTCAGCAGCAACAAGTGTATAAGCCGCTGATTGGCTGTTTTGAGGGATATTGATATACCCAACGCCATTTGTTCCGTCCACTGTACAATTATTTAACGTACCACTTGTTGGAGTACCTAAAATTGGCGTAATTAATGTTGGCGTATTATTAAATACATTTACGCCCGTACCAGTTTCATCCGTTAACGCTGTTGCTAAATTAGCACTGGTTGGTGTTGTTAAAAATGTATTTACGTTTGTTCCAAATTGCGCTGCCGCAAACGTAATTGCACCTGTCATCGTGCCGCCAGACAATACTAAGTAACCTGTTGCAGGTAAATAAGCGGTTATCCATGCGCTACCACTATAAACACGCATTTCATTACTTGTACTGTTCCAGTACAGAGCGCCAGTAAGTAGTGCATTACCATCATTATCAAGCGTTGGATCGGATGCTTTTGCACCTAAATACCTGTCGTCAAACGAATCATAACTAGCGGCTGCGGATGTTGCCGATGTTGCCGCATTAGTGGCAGATGTAGATGCGTTAGATGCTTGCGTAGTTGCGGTTGTTGCCGATGTTGCCGCATTAGTTGCAGAAGTTGAAGCTGCGCTTGCTGAAGTAGACGCATTGCTCGCTTGTGTAGATGCAGTCGATGCGCTGCCACTAGCACTACTTGCACTGCTCGCTGCGTTAGTAGCTTGAGTTGACGCTGTTGATGCACTGCCCGATGCCGCAGTTGCACTTGTCGCTGCGTTAGTAGCTGATGTTCCTGCCGCAGTTGCTTGCGTACTTGCAGTTGACGCACTACTTGCCGCATTAGTGGCTTGTGTTGACGCGGTTGTTGCACTTGTCGCTGCGTTGGTAGCTGAAGTAGACGCATTACTCGCTTGTGTAGTTGCTGTTGTTGCAGACGTTGCCGCATTGGTAGCTGAAGTCGATGCGTTAGTTGCTTGTGTTGTTGCAATACCAGCTTGTGTGGTGGCAAGAGCAACTTGAGCCGCGCCATTAGTAGTTGCTAAACCAGCTTGTGTTGTCGCAATACCCGCTTGTGT